ACCCAACTGTCAAGCCGTTAAAACTTTTACGGCGTTTAATTATTTTGCTTACAAAAGAAGGCGATCTTGTTTTTGATCCTTTTGGTGGCAGTTTTACTACTGCGCATTCTGCAGAATATCTTTCAAGGGAATGGATAAGTTGTGAAATCTTAAAAGAGTATTGCGATCTTGGTGTTGAAAGGTTATGTCAAAAAAATTTATTTTAATAAAAAATGATTTTTAAACACAATTGCGAAGTTAAAAACGGCAAAATAGAAAACTTGAATCATGATCAATTCAATAGAAATTTACAGAGATTAAATAATAAAAAAATAATTTTAACTGTTTCGATTCCAAAAAAACAGAGATCAAACCAGCAAAATAGATATTTTCATGGTGTTATTTTACCAATTCTTTCTAATCATCTTGGTTATTTTAAAGATGAGATGAAAGTAATTTTGAAATACAAATTTCTTATGACTGAGTCAAAAGTTGTCAAAAGCACTAGCAACTTGACCACAAAGGAGTTTGAAGATTTCAACTCAAAAATAAGGACTTGGGCAAGTGTAGAACATTGTCTATACATACCCAAGCCAAACGAAATTTCTTTTTAAAAAAAATATGAATGAAGTAATGAAAGGCGAATGTTATTGCCAACAACAAGGTAGAAAAATTAATTGCATTGACCAAGGCAATAAAACAAGAATACAAATTATTGATGGCGATGTAAATCAAATAAATGGCTCAGTGGGAGCTTGTGTTTTGAGAATGCGTGCGGCTATGCAGTGCGGAACCTCTGATTTACTAGATAAATTTGAACCTTTTTCTCTACCAATGAAAAACGAACCATATAACCAAGATATAAAAAAAATGATAGAAATTGGTTTGCCGATAGATCAAATTATTTTTACAGCTTAAATGGTATCTGACGATAAATTGAAAGGCGAATGTTATTGCCAACAAATTAAGAATATAGCGGGTTTTGTTATTAGTCTAGGTAATAATTTTACTATTACCGAGAGGGAAATTGTTGATTTTCCTCAAAGGGTCGCTGATTTTGTTAAAACTGTTGGATTAAGTGGGGATGATATCCAAAAAACGAACCAGACAATCAAGATATAAAAAATGAAAAAAAACCAAAAAAAAAATTAAATATTTTATTAAATAATGGGAAATGAAATTTACTTAAAATACTTCGGCTATAGAGAACAAGATGTTCCTTTATGTGAAATATGCGGGCAACCAGCAGTTGATATCCACCATATTAAATATAGATCACAGGGTGGAAAAGACGAAATTAGTAATTTAGTCGCCCTTTGCAGAAATTGCCATGGCAGAGCGCATTTTAAAAAAACGCCGTACTTAGACAGTAAGGAGCTAAAAAGAATACATTACAGTTTCTTAGATTATTACATGAATGTTTTTATTAATGATTAAAATGAAAGTAGAAATAAAACCTTTGTTTGACTGGGACAATGGCATAAAACCCTTTGTAGATATTCTACAAAAGAAATATGGTTTTAATGATAATAAAATCTTTAAAGGCGTAGTGGAAAAAAAAATTGTCGGGAAGGGAGAAGAATTTATCTCCTTTGATTTAAAAAAGTTGACTTTATAAAAACAATATGAAAAGTTCGAAATTGAAAGAAATAAAAAAACCAAAATGTATTATTTGTGGAAAGCAGAAAGGCGTTGTTTACCTAACCACCAGGGGAGTGTATGCTTGCGCGAATCCACCCAACTCTTGTGCTTTGGTAGCAATGCACGAATTTCCGAAAATAGAAAGGGAATTTGATTTTTATTTCGTAAAAGAAAAAAAGAATAAAATTAGATTTTAAAAATGGCTCACAATAAAAACAAATTAAAGAACAAAGTATTAAAAAATGTTAAAAAACATAAACTTTTCACGATAACTGATGTATGTAGGATTTTAAAAATATCAACTGAAACTTTTTATAAGTACTTTGCAAAAGAACAGAAGGGGTTAAGCGATGGTGAGATGTCAGATTATGACGAAATTGTAAGTGAATTAGATAAAAACAAGGTAGATGTAACGAATACAATAAAACATAAATGGATCAATAGTGAGAACTTTTCCTCACAAATAGCTTTATATAAACTGGCTTGTACTGAAATAGACAGAAGAAAACTATCGCAGCAATACAATGATGTTACAAGTGGCGGTGAAAAAATAGAGTTCATTGAAAAATGACAATAATGATTGAATGGGAAAGAACTGAGCGACAAAAGGTTGCTAGTGAATATTTAAATGATAATACTACTGAGCAAATTGTTTTTGGCGGTGGTGCTGGTGGTGGGAAAAGTTTTTTTGGTTGTGCATGGATTATAAAAAGCTGCTTTAAATATCCTGGTTCCAGGTGGTTTATAGGCAGAAAGGAATTAAAAAGACTCAAGCTAACAACTCTAAAGACTTTTTTCGAAATTTTATCAAAATGGAAAATAGGGCATCTTTTTAAATATAACGAACAAAAAAGCGTAATAACTTGTGATAATGGTTCAGAAATTTTTTTACTAGATTTATCATTTATGCCATCGGATCCAGAATTTGAAAGGCTTGGAAGTTCTGAATTTACTGGCGGCTTTGTTGACGAGGCTGGTGAGATTAGAGAAAAAGCCTTTGAAATACTTTCCACCAGAATTCGTTATAAAAATGATTACTTTAATATTGCCCCCAAACTTCTTTTAACTTGCAACCCAACAAAAAACTTTCTTTTTCGGGAGTTTTATAAACCATTTAAAGAAAAAACATTGCCGCTACATCGAAAATTTATCAGTGCGCTGGCTACTGAAAATCAGTTTATCTCAGGTCGCTATATTGATTCTTTAAAGAAAATAAAAGATAAAACAACAAGGGAAAGGCTTTTAAAGGGAAACTGGGAATATGATTCCGATCCTTCTGCTCTTTTAAATTTTGATGAAATTAGTGATTTATTTACTAATCCAGCAGATGGTGGCGAAAGGTTTTTATCTTGTGATGTCGCCAGAATGGGAAAAGATTTAACTGTTGCTGCCGTGTGGAATGGTATGATTTGTAAAATATACAATAGAAATATTTTAGAAAAATCTAGTGTTGAAGAAACTGCTGAATTAATTCGAAAAATACAACGAGAGGAAAAAATTAGAAACTCAAAAACAATTGTTGACGAGGACGGTGTTGGCGGTGGTGTTAAGGATATTTTAAAATGCAAGGGATTTGTAAATAATTCAAAGCCGCTACCAGTAGAGCAAGAAAATGATGGCATTCTACAAAATGAGAACTTAAATTACTCTAACCTAAAAACACAATGCGCTTTTGAGTTCGCTAGGTTAGCAAAACAAGGCTATATTAAAATTGAAACTGACGACACTTTAATAAAAGAAAAAATAATTGAGGAACTAGAGCAGCTGAAAGTAAAGAGCCTAGACCGTGAAACTAAAATCGCGCTTATCCCAAAAGATGAGATCAAAGAGAACATCGGGAGGAGTCCAGACTTCTTGGATTCTATCATAATGAGATTCTATTTTGAGATTAGTAAAAAAGAACCCCCACAAGTTTTTTTTATTTGACATTTTTTTTAAGTTTGCAAAGTTAAAAATGAAATAAAAACAAAATGAGTATATTTGATTTTTTTAGTAAAAAGCGTGCTAATGTTTATAATTCAGCTTTCGCTTTTTTTAATGTACCCACTAGAAAAAATTTAGATTTTCAAAAAGCATATTTAGAGAATGAATGGATTTATTCAGCCATTAATAAAAAAGCAAGTGCAATTTCCACTTCAAAATTAAGGATTTTTAAAAAAAGAGGTGAAAATAAAGTTGAAATAGATAAGCACCCAGCACTTGATTTAATTAACCGACCAAACGACTTTTTAACACGAATTGATTTCCTTTTCTCTATTTCGCTTTATTTAGATTTAGTGGGCGAAGCCTTTTTTTTAATAGACAAAAAAGCAAACGAACTGTGGGCTTTAGAACCTGATAAAATGGAAGTTATTTCTGATGAGAAAAATTTCATAAATCAATATAAATATAATGGCACGCAAACCTTTAAATCTGATCAGATATTACATTTTAAGGAAATGAATCCTGTTAATCAATGGCGTGGAGCCTCTCCATTAAAAAGTGCATCAGAAACTATTGATGCTGATAATGCTGCCAAACTTTGGAATCTTAAATTTTTTGAGAATGGTGCAAAGCCGTCAAATATCCTAAAAACAAAGGAGAATCTCTCAAGAGATGCCATAGAGACTCTAAAAAAACAATGGTCTCAGTTTAACGAAAATGTTAGAAATGCTCATAAAACAGCAATTCTACCCTCTGGGCTAGAGTTTGAAAGCACTACTTCTCAGAAAGAAATGGATTTTGTGAATTTAGGTAATTCAGCAAGGGATCGAATTTTAGCAATTTTAGGAGTTCCAAAAGAAATAATCGGATTAGTCGAAAATACAAATAGATCAAACGCAGAGGCTAGTGAATACAATTTTAAGAAAAATACTATTTTGCCAAGGTTAATTAAAATTGCAGAAAAATTGACCTTAGATTTTTTGCCGGTATTTGATAATTCAGAAGGTTTATATTTTGAATTTGATGACCCAACGCCAGAAAACATTGAACTAGAACTTAAAAAATGCCAAACGCTTTATGATATTGGTGCAATATCGCCAAACGAGATTAGAGAAAAGTTTGGTATGAAACCAAGAGAGGGTGGAAATGAGTTTTTTCAAAAGAACTTGACAAACGAAAATGAATTCGGAAAGTTGGAAAATGAAATAAAAACAAATAATGAAGACTAGGAAAATACAAATACGAAAAAACGAGAACAAATTTACTTTTGTTTTATCAACTGACAAGGTTGCTCGTGATGGTGAAGTGTGGACGCGGGACGGTTGGGATTTTTCTAATTTTGAAAATAATCCTATTTTTCTTGCTGACCATGAGGATACTGTTGAAAACGTTGTGGGAAAAGTTGAAAATTTACGCTTTGAAAGTGATGGATTAATTGGCGATGTTGTTTTTGCTGACGAAGAAAACCCAAAAGCAAAAGTAATCAAAAGATTATATGAAAGCGGTTTTTTAAATTCTGTTTCTGTTCGTGTTTTTCCAAAAAAAGGAGAATATCGAGAGGTTGGAAAAGAACAAGTCTGGCACTTGCTAGAAAAAGAATTACTTGAAGTTTCTGCGGTAGCTTTGCCAGCTGATCCAAACGCTTTATTACAACGTGGTATTTTAAGAAAAGGAGAAGTTGATTTATTTAAGAAAGAGGATTTTTTTTCAAGGAAAGCGGAAGAATGGCATGAAGCCGCTAAGTTATACCGAAAAACATTTAAAAAGATCGCAAAACTTTTTGAAATCGAACCTGAAAAGGACGAAAAAAGGAATTGCGAAAAGGTTATGCAATTTTTTACTGATTTAAAAACTTCAAAACCCAAAAAAAACTCGGCGACCCCGAAACTGCAAAGAACTTGCGACAAAAAGGAGCTTGAAGAAATTTTTAAATAATTTTTTAATTTTTTAAAACAAAATGAAACTAACAAAGGACATACTAGAAAATTACTCTGATGAGTCTCTAGTACGAACTTTCTCCGAGGTCGTTGGGGAAACAAAAGAAATAAGCGACGAAAAAAGATCAGAACAGCGTGCTGCTATGATCGATGAAATCATTGAAAAACAAGATCAAATCAAAGTCAAAAAAGATGACTTGAGAGAGCTTGTTTCTGAAAAAACAGAGGAGGCTACTAGAAAAGCAACTCAGCACTTGGAAGGTAAAATTGATTCACTAGAAAAAGAACTTAAAGCAAGTTCAAGACAAATTAGTTTTAACACTAAAGCTGAAAGCGATGGTAAAATTAAAGAAAAAGTTGGTCAATTTTTTAGAGCATTATCAAGACGAGACTTTGATAAAGTTAGATCACTTTCCGAAGGTACTGATGCCGATGGTGGTTATTTAGTACATCCGGAATTTATTCGTGATGTTTTGCGAGTTGCTGACGAGACTGGTTTGGCTCGTAAGTTTTGCCGCAAAATTCCAATGAAAAGTACTGAGAAATCAATTTCTACGCTTTCTAATGGAGTTTCAACTTACTGGGTGGGCGAAGGAGCTGCTATCACAGCAAGTAAGCCAGAGTTTGGCAAAAAAACAATTAATGCTAAAAAGTTGGCTGGTCTAGCTTTTGGTACAAATGAATTAATTGATGATGCCGAAGATGCTGAAATTTTTACACTCTTACGAGATTTATTTGTTGATGCTTTTACAGCCGAAGAGGATGCGCAATTTTTACGTGGAGATGGTACAACTTTCACTGGTATTTTGAACGAAACCGGTACAAACGTTGTGACCATGGGAGCTGGAGATACTACTTTCGACAAACTAGATGCTAACGACTTAAATAAAGTAATGCGTGCAGTAGCAACTAAATATAAAAAAGGTACTCCAAAATGGTTTTTATCTCAAGATGTTTTAGGTATTATTGAACGTTTACAAGATACACAAGGTCAATACATTTACCGAAAGCCAATTGATGGTGAGGTTGGTACTTTGTGGGGTTATCCGATTGTTGTAACTGATGCCATGGAAATTACTAGTGCAGCAGATACAAAGTTTATTGCCTTTGGCGATGCTAAATACGTTGCACTTGGCGATCGAAAAAAGATCACTTTTGAAGAAGCTAGGGAGGCTACTATCAATTACGATGGAAGTGATTATAACCTTTTCCAACAAGATCAAAAAGCGATTCGAGGAATCGAAAGAGTTGGTTTTAAGGTTTTAATTCCAGAGGCTTTCTCAATTCTTAAAACAGCTGCTTAATCTCTTTTTAAAGATTTTGACTGCCCTCGGATTTTCATGTTTGCCGGGGGCAGAACTAAGTTTTTAAAATAAAATGAAAGTTAAATTAACAGAAAATATTCACGGTATAGGGAAAGCTGGCGATATTGTCGAGCTTGATGACATTAAAGCTAAATCTCTTGGAAGTTCTGCAGAAGAAGTCGAGACCAAAAAAAAAGACTTCGAAAAAAAAACAAAAAACAGACAAATTAAAAAGAAAAAATGATATGTACACTAGCAGAAATCAAGGCATTTTTGGGAATTACTTCAACTGATTATGACGATGAGCTTAATAATTGCCTTTCTGCTGCTCAAAAATACTTAGAAAATGAAACTAACAGGAGTTTTGAAAAGGTCACAATAGAAAAAACCTTTTTATCAGATGGTAGAAACTCTTTTTTTATTGCTCCGCCAATTTATTTTGAGGTTGGCGATTATGTAAAAATTGATAGCGAAGAGAAAGAAAATGATACTGATTTTTTTGTTAATTCTACTACTGGTGAAATTGCCTTTTTTTCTGAAATTCCAGCTAATTTAAAAGTTGAAATTAAAATTAATTCTGGCTTTGAGAATGCACCTGATGACATTAAAAGAGCAGTACTGGAAACAGCGGCTCAAATGTACAAAAACAAAGGCGAGAGTGCTAGCGGAGCAGTTAAATCAAAAAAACTAGCGGATTATTCTATTGAATACGAAACAAGCGGTGTTGAAATTCAATCAATAGCTGACAAGATTATTGCTAATTATAAAATTTTTAATATCTAAATGGATTTTGACGATGCTTTGCAAAATTCGGCAGACTTTAAAAGAACCGACATTATTATTGATGACAATGGACAAGAGAAAAAAACAACTACAGTAATTGGTAGCGGAATCCCGTGTTTTATAAAATTATTAACTAAAAATAATTCAGTTACACAAACTTTTTCAGAAGATGAGAAATTTGTAGAAATTTGGAAAGTAATTTGCGAATTTGATGGTGCTAAAAGAGGCGATTTTGTAGAATTTGATAGCAATGATCTTTTTATTTTCTCTAAGCAAAGGATTTATGATTTTGATGGAACTCTAAATCACATTGTTTATTTTTGTATGCTGAGATGAGTTTAATGTCTCAGTGGGTAAAAAAGAAGGCTAGAATTATGAAAATACTAGAGAACTGCGGCGATGAGGTTGCCTTGGAGGCTAGAAGGCTTGTTGCTCATAAAACTGGAAAACTAGAAGATTCCATTGCTGCTGGTGCTGCCGTAGATCATGGAAACACTATTTCAGTAGAGGTCGGGTCAAAAGGCGTTAATTATGCAAAATTTGTAGAACATTCTAAGAAAAAAAAGAAATACCATCGCTTTGGCAGTGTGGTTTACACTGGAAAAGGTCAAGAATTTTTAACTAGAGCCTTGAAAAATAAAGAGAATTTAGTGTTAGAGAAATTAAAAAATGCCTAATTTATTTAAAGATATTCGGGACGCCTTGAAAAATAGACCTAATATTTATTCGCTTTGTGGTGAAAGGATTTATTATTTACAGCCTATTAGAGAACAAAAAGAGCCATTTATTATTTTCAAAAGACAAAATGAAACCTCAAGTCTAGTAAATACTAATGAGAAAATTGAAATTACTATTTTTTGTGAGGATACTGAGGACATTTTAACAACGTGCGAAGAAATCAAGACAGCAATAAAAGATTTTTCAATTGAAAAGTTTTTTCATACCTCTTTCGTGGCTTGTACAGATGGCAGTGAAAGGCTTGAAAATGGCTTTATATTCTCAACTTTAATTTTTATTTTGCAAAAGACTTGACAATTTTTTTGAGTTTGGAAAGTTGAAAGCTAGAAAGATAAAACAATGACTAAAAACAAAAACAAAAACAAAATTTTAAAATCTAAAAAGGTTATCAGAAAAATAACCTTTTTAGATGATCAAATGTTTCGTGGAGTATTTTATCGCAAAGGCGACTCCATAACACTCGACCAAAAAACTGCGAATTCATACGTAAGTCGCAAAAATATTCAAATTTTTTAATTTTTTTAAAACAAAATGAGTGCAATAAAACCAAACAGCTTGTCGAAGTTCACCGGTATGCTTTCGATAGCTCCAACCGCGACACCAACATCTTTCCAAAGGTTGGGGTCAGTTACCGGATTAGCTGGAAATATAGAAATTTCCGATACTACTGAAATCAGAGCGCAAGATACTGGGCTTGTTGCTGCTTTTACTGATTTACAAGGTTCTATTGCTGGAACTTTTTTAGAAGTTTTTGATTTAGAGCTAATTAAAACCCTTTTCGGTGGTACTAAAACTGACACCGCCGCATCTTCTCAAAGTGTAACTGATGAGTCTGTTACTGGCTGGACAGTTGGAACGTCTTTTGCATTAACTAATAAAAATGCGGATGGTACAATTGTCACTTCAATAGATGTCAAAGCAGATGGTTCAAGTCTAGTTTTAGATACTGATTATAAAACCTTAATTGATGGAGATGGTTACACTAAAATCTTACCATTAACTTCACAAACAGGGGCTATTACAGTTGATTATTCTTACACACCAAACGCAAATGAGGAGCTAGAAATTACTTTAGGTAATTATGAAGTGCCATCTTTTGTAGTTAAAATTGAAACTGTACCGGATAGCACTGGCAAAACTAGAACAATTACTTTGAACTCAGCAAAATTTGAAGGTACTTACGCTCTTAATTTTTCAGATGTTTCAGAAGCTAAAGAAATTGAAGGTGCTGAATTTACATTTACCGGAGAAAAAGGATCAACTGTTACAATATACGATGAAAAGCTATAAAAAGGATTTTAAAAAGTTTTTAGAAAAAGAAATAACAAGAAAAACAGGTTGCAAAGCCTGTTTTTTTTGTATATAATGAAAAACACTTTGGATTTCAATGTCATCTCAAATATGGAATGCTATTTTTGTTATTTACCTTGTGGTAGGAATTACTGCTAATGTTATTAAGCCAATTAAAAATATTATTAAGAAAATCAAAAAAGAAAAACCGCATGCAGAAAAAAAAGAACCCTCGGAAAATGTGGAATTTATGGCAGTTTTACCAAACGGAAAGCATAAGCACCTTTTGACAAAAGATTTAGCTAATGACGAGGTGGTGGAAAGAGAGGACAATGATATTAAGATTTTAGAGCTAGAGAGGGAAAATAAATATTTAAGAGGTGAACTAGAGGGTCACAAATATAATGAAAAATCACTTGATCAGATTATAGAGAACCTAAAAAAAGAGACTAAGGATTTAAAACAAGATAACGAAAGGCTTACAAAGGAAAACGAGGTTATGAAAAAAAGATTTAACGCTACTGATATTAAAAAGATGAAGAAATTTTTACAGACTAATAAAAATGAGCTGACACAAACCGAAAAGGTCGAGGCTTTAACAAGAGCAGTAACATTGCTTTTGGATAATAAAGATTGGGAAAATGAAGGCAAAAAATTGTAAAAAATTATAGAAACTATAAATTAATTATAGATTTTTAAAATTTATGAAAAAATTACTAACTACAATTAGTTTTTTATTATTTTCTCAACTCTCTTTTGCTGCTGAGGAGGTTATTGTTAAAAGTGTTTATGATGGTGACACTTTTACTGTAGAAATTGACGGTAAAGAGGAGAAAGTTCGTGTCCTAGGAATTGACACACCAGAATTAAAAAAAGGCAAAAAAGACACTTGTAGAGGTGAAGAGGTCGCTAATTTTGCTAAAAATCTTTTGGAAGGCAAAA